GTGCCACCATTACCTGTGTACAAAACAGGATTAAAGAACTTACCCGCTTGCGTAGCCGTAGTAGCCCCAATCGTAGGCGTTGGCAAGTTCTGTGTGCAAAGTGCTTTGAAGCCACTTGGGGCTACATGAACAAATGGGCGTTGGCCGAAATTAAATGTTGCTGAACTATTAGTATTAGATTTAAAAGCGGGTGTCCACGATCGACCAACTAAAAAGTTAGAACCAAACACACCTTGACTTACGCCATTTTTATAAAAGGTTACCGTGTTTGCATCAAAATTTAATGCTACACCAATAATGTCACCTATTACACTAGAAGAAGCAGTAGCATAATCATAAGCGACGCCATCAATATATGAAGAATTTGGCGAGCCTACATTGTAAATAAATTGGCCACTTACTGCGCCAAGATAACTAACATTACTTCTTGATTCTGGTGTTGCCGCACCTGAATAAGCGTATTCTGAAGTTAAAGTCATTTCCCAGTACCATTTTCCAGAATTAACAATTATTGTCCCAATACCAACTGGCGCACTTGTATTAGTACAGGCCACATTTAAATTACCGTTGCTAAATGTAAAAATAGAATTAGTAGATAGTGGATTAAATGTGCAGTAATTACCCCGCACAGTCCCACCTACACCTGTATCAATTAATCCATAAGGTGTAGGTACATCAACTACACTGTCATTATCTGCACCCGCAGTAACGCTAAAATTATTAGGTGTCCAGTTGTTGCCGTTACCTGAGTAATCCTTACCCAATGTCGCGGCGGTTGTATTACTGTTGTTGCTAAAGTTTAGGTAAAAACCGTTAGTGCCGTATGCACCACCCGAAAAGGCTTTAGGTTGCCAAACGCCTGTTTGTGCGTTGGTTTCTCCAAAGTCTAATGGGGTTAGGGCTTGACCATCGATAAAGTTTACCTCGGTCATGTAGCCGTCAAAGTATTGACCAACGCTGTTTAAGACACCAATAGCATGAACATTTGTGCCATTAACAAGCAAGTCAGCATTTTGACTTGGGTATGTTGCCGTACCAAATGAAGTAATTTGAGAGCCGTTTACATACACCTTCGCTCGATTAGATGAAGTTGCTTGTGTTGTATCAAGTACAACAACAATGTGATACCAAGCCGATGGATCGCGGAATACTTGTGAAGTTATGATCTGTAATTGATACCCGCCAGAAAAATTATAAACTTCCAAATAATCAGTCGTTTCATTTAAACGAACAACAAAACCATTGTTACCCGCATTGAAAAATACTTGATTGGCATTTAGTTTGCCTCGCTTAACCCAACCTGACCAAGTCCAAGTCTTTTGATTTCCCGCACTTGCAGGAGTGCGGTTCAAATATGCCGTGTCAGCACTGTTAAAACGCAAACTGCGTGAGATTTGATAGTCGCCGCCAGCAGCTACTTGTGTTGTGTTTGAACTAAACATTTATATCCTTAAACTGTGTAGTTTTGACCAGCAACACTACCAAGCCAATTAGAGCTATTAATAGCAGTAAACACAAACTTGGTTGCTCGTAATGCCGTAGAAGTTAATGTTGGTGCAGTAGCTGCTGGCCAATCTACAGAAGCTGGCCAAGTTACAGTACGACCACCTGTTGCATCCTGCTTTTGTACCAAGATAAAAGATTTACCTGCTACTGGTGTTGGGAATGTGTATGTACAATTACCTGTCAAAGTAAGAATCTGTACAGACCCTCCAGCAAGATCGATTGTATAAGCCGTTGAAGTGTTTGCCGTTGCTACTTCTTCTGTATAGCCATTTGTAAATGTACCGGCTTCAATTGTTTTATTAGTTAGAGTCTGGGTGTCAGTTGTGCCAATCACAGTACCTGATGGTGCAGTTTTGGTAGCCCATGTATCAAGGTCAGTATCCCATGCTTGTACGTTTGTACCAATAGCTAAACCAAGAGCAGTCCTTGCGTCAGACGCTGAGGTTGCGTTAGTACCACCATTTGCAATTGGAAGTGTTCCGGTAACGCCTGTAGTTAAAGGCAAGCCAGTTGCGTTAGTCAGCGTGCCGCTTGTTGGAGTTCCAAGAGCAGGAGTCGTCAAAGACAGACTAGCGGCTAACTTAGCTGTGGTTACACCGCCATCGGGTATATCAGCAGATGTTAACGGGACTGGCGTTGGGGTTTTTCCGATGTAACTCATTATGAAATCTCCAGAACAGACACAGCTACGTCCACCGTAACATCAGAGGTTACTTTAAGAATGTCTGCGGCCTCAAGCACAAGTTTTTGATCGCCGCCAATAGGAACAAGTGAGCTACCGACTGGGATAGGTACACCTTTAACAAGGTAAATTGTTGTTGCGCCAGAAGTAATCTGGATATCAACGGTAGCTGTTCCGGCAGTTGTGTTTGCAAGACTTAACCCAATTACAGTGGTTTGAGTTGCGCTCGGCGTGGTGTACACCGAAGTCTGTGTTGTAACGCTTGCAGCGATGTAATTTTTAAATGCGTTTGCCATATTTATCCCAATGCAATAGCGAACGCTAACGCGTCGCCGGACGTAACAACAATAGCCGTTGGGCCAAACTCAACCCACTGAGAAGAGTCCGCGTCAGTTGTATAAAGGTACTCAACGCCAGTATCAGAGTCAAGCCATCTGTCACCTGCCGTAGCTCCTGCTGGCGCTGTAGACGAAATAGTAACCCGAGAAGCTGCAGTGCCGGGTATCCAGCGAGAATTTGCAGCATCCCATACCACCGCTTGCCCGCTCGTGGGCGTACCCACTACCTGAATCTTATCGGTATTCAGGTTCGTGAAGTTGGAGTCAACCTCAGTATTGGTAAGGGGTGAGCCCTTCCCTGCGCGGGTAACAATGGTACTCATGGATTACTCCGATCAAGGTGCAGCCATTGTGACTGTCCAAGTAATAGACATTGTATCGTTTACGTCTTTGTTGACAACGCTAAACACTGTACGGCAAAGCATTGTGCCGCTAGAAGAAGCATTAAAAATGCCGGCTTCTTGAATGCCTGTTAGTGTTGCGGGAGTGCCTGCTGGGAAAGAAGCAACGTAAGCAACGGCTGCGCCTGTTGGGGTTGTGCTAGTTAAAGCCACGCGTGCAGATTCAGCGCCCAAAGCAGTGTTGCCTGCAGCTGCTGCCGTGTTATTTGTACCAATGGCCATGTGGCTCATAACGTTAGCGGACGTGCCCGCCATACGACTGGCAATAAATCCCAAACCGGCTGTAACAACCAAGTTCTTGACTTCCTGCTCGTGCTTGACTGTACCGTCGGGAGCGGTTACTACAATCTTCAATTCGCCAGTAGCGACAATTTTTTCATTTGTGTTCATGGGGATTCCTTAAAAAGTACGACTAGTTCCTACGTAGTCTTCCGCGAAGTATGTGATATCGCAGTAGCCTTGGCTTATTACTGTAACAGCATCTGATGCGCTAGTCGAGTCAATAAGAGCTTTTCCAGCCACAATAACGGCGGAATCTGTTGCGGTTGGCGTTTCAGTCAACCCTTTAATAAAACCTTTAAACGCGGCATCGGCTGCTGTAGGCGACTCAGTAAGCCCTTTTCCAAAGCCGATAACTGCTTGATCGGTTACGTTAGAGCCATCTGTAGGCGACTCAATCTTGGCATTACTAACCTGTGCATCGTCAGATGCGTTAACTGTATCTGTCAGGTTTTTTATAAACGTCTTAGCCGCAACATCAGCACTCAAAACAGAATCTAAGAACTCTCGGCTATAACCAACTGCGCGGACAAACGTTTCGTTTGGCACCACAATTTCAGACAGCACTTTGACAACTTGAATAACTTGGTCGTCGTCAGCCGCTACACCGTTTACATCGTCGGTTGCAAAAGCAGTATCAGTGAGCGTTTTATTCAGTCCTAGAACGGTGGCATCACTGGGCGTTGCAGTATCAGATGTTGTTTTACCAAAGGTCTTAGCGGCTAAATCTGAAGCATTGCTGTTGTCACTAAGCGTTTTGCCATAACTTTTAACTAGGGTTTCGCTAGCTTGAGCAACTTCGGTCAGTCCTTTACCGACTGCCTTAGCAGCAGAATCAGTTGCACGAGCGGTATCGGCAAGGTCTAAAAACTTAATAAAATATCCCGCTACTGCGGTAGCGCTAAGCGTGACAAAAGATACAAGCGCCTTTAGCGTCGTAGACGTTGTCGTTGCTACAAGCTGGATATATTCATAAGTAGAACGCATTAGAAATCCTGACGCATCTTAAACTTTAAAAGATCGTACACAGTTTGAACTCCGGCATTAGAAGCAAACGTCACTTGAATCTCACCTTCGTAATCACCGGGCTCCCCTGCCATCGAGAGTTCGCTCATTTCAAATATCACAATTCCGTCTGTGCCAAGTGGGACAACTCCGGTCATGGTATCTTGCAGGGTTGTTGCTCCAACTTTACGAAACTTCAACAGCACGGTTGCGCCGGTAATATCAACAATATTGCCTGTAGTTTCGTCAGTAATTGTTGCCTGAACTTGCGGGCGCTTTACGTCACCTTGAACTAGTTTAATTTTCTCAGCCATGGTTTGGAGCTCCAGACGTACTTGGTGCAATAGAAGTTGTGCCTCTTAGCTCAGTGCTAAGCGCTGTTGTGTATAGAGCATAGTGGGCCTGAGCACGACTTGCGTTAGCTGCAGACTCAGCGTCTTTACTAAACGCACGAAACAAAATGTAGTCCGCAAGTGCATTTGCAAAGATATCAGCAACGCTTATATTACCACTCACTGCTGTGTAAAGCGCGTTATCAGCAGGCTCAGTAATGTCAGTTGGGTATGCCGAATAGACTGTCGAAAGCTGAGCCAACGTAGTTGCTGGCGGATACACATAGAAGACCCTAGGATCAATTGGGTCGTACATGTAGTTTGAAATGTTAACGCTAGCAGTTGCAACGTGCCACGAGGGGCTTATTGAATCAAGCATTTGGCGATTAACTTTTCGCACAACCTGTTTGCTACTTGTTGCTGCAACATTGCGCACAATGTCTATGAGCTTAGATGCCGCGGCAGGCAGGGTTTGCCTTGTACCTGATACACAAGTAAGCGTAGCGGTCGTAGCAGTGGCATCAGGGCGGTAAACAGTAATGTCTCGTTGGCCGTCGTTAAGGTAGCGTACAAGCTCGTTTGTTGCCCAGCGAACAGCGGACGCATCCTGCAAAGTTCCTACGACCCGAAGTAAAACTGATTGTGCGGAAGTAGTCATTTATAGCCTTACACAAATGGGCGTGAACGAACGCGCATAGAACCACGAACATGGCCGTAGTTCCCCTCTATACGAGAGTTTGTAATGTGACGAGCCGTTTCCATCTGTACCTGCGAAGCGCGGGCGTAGTTAGTAAAAGGCTGATCTGGAAGAAGCATAGCCCTGTAGATTGCTCCCGACACGACAGGCTCGATCCAGCGGTTATACAAGTCGTCTTCAAGCTGCGTAGCTGTCATAGCCGGGCGCAGCGCAACTGTTGTTACTAACGTATAAACGTCGTCTGGAGTTGGCAAAAGTCGAAGAACAAACTGCGAGTCTGTACGGTCTACATAAAAAGAACTAGGGATGCCAGAATCTACGGGTAAGTACCTAGGAAAACTTTCGGCCATGTCGCCGACAAGAGGGATACCGTCTGCAGTTACGCCAAGAACACGACTAATAATTAGTTGAGTAGACGGGCTATCTAAGTCGTATTCACCAATATCAGCAACGGTAGAAATTGAATCGAGGTTCTGCCTAAGAACCTGCGATTTTTCACAAAACTCAATAGCGGATGTCAGCAACATTTGATCCACCACCGGCTCGGGACAACCGGGCAAGTGGGGCAGAATGCGCGAATAAAAAGCACTAAGAGCTTTCATGACGTACCTTACAGTTCGATCTGAGGCTCAGCGGGAACTTCGGTAATCT